GGTGCGGGACGCCTGGTACGCGACGCGTGAACACGACGACGATGCCAAGGAGCGGCTGCGCCGCTTCCACGCCCAGACGAACGAGGTGCAGAAACTCGTGTCGTCACACGTCGCATTCCAGGCGGCGAACGCCGACGGACAGTTCACGACGGTCACGACGACCGTCGGTGCAGCGGTGATCCCGCCCGGATATCGGCCCGACCTGTTCGTGCCGATGCTCGCCCAGGACCGGCCGCTCGTCAACGCGTGTAGCCGTGGCACGATCGCCAACGCGACCCCGTTCGTGGTTCCCACGTTCGGCACGATGACGAACCTCACCGATCCCCACACGGAGGGCAACGCCCCATCGGAGGGTGGGATCACGTTCGGCACGAAGACTGTCACCCCTGGCGCCATTTCGGGGAAGCTGCCGCTCACACGTGAGATCGTCGACTCGGCGAACCCTGCGATCGACATGATCGCGTTGGCTGCGATGCGTGAAGACTACGCACGGCAGACCGAAGCGAACGTGTACACGTTGCTGAACGGCTCCAACGGTGTCGGTGGGACAATCACCACCGACAACGTCCCATCCGGGGCGCAGGCGTCGACCATTGTCGCCGCCGCCACCGACGACGGCGCGCAGGCGTTGGTGAAGCACATCCGGGAACGGCTCGCGAAGTATCCGTTTCAGCGGTTCAACGCGCCGACGATGGGGTTCATGGGGCAGAACGCGACGACGCGTCTCGCCACCGCGAACGACGACGTCGGCCGCCCGTTGTTGCCGTCGATCGCACCGCAGAACACGGTCGGTGTCGGCAACGCCATCACGCAAGGATGGTCGGTTGACAGCCTGTCGCTGGTGCCGGCGTGGGCGATGACCGGTGTCGCAGCAGGCGACGCTCAGATCATCATCCTCAATCGGGCAGATGTGTGGGCGTGGGAATCGCCGACTCTGGCGTTCCGGTTCGAGGAGAAATCTGGGCCGCAGATCATCGAGCTCGCCCTGTTCGGCTACTTCGCCACCCATGCGTTGCGGCCGGTCGGCCTATCCGGCATCCGGATCACGCTCACCTGATCATGGGCGAGCATCGCGCAGGCGGTCACGTCCTTCGCGACGACGGAAAGGGGTGGGTGCTCGACGACGCGCCCACCCCTCCGCCGACGGAGGAACGGCCAAGAAAACCGCTCGGCGGCACCGGGCCGACAACGGCAGGCGGCTGGAAGCTCATCCCCGAATCCGAACCCGCCGCTGCTGAGCCACCCAAGGCCGCAGCGGCGGCGAAACCACGGAAGAAGGCATAGATGGCAGCAATCACAATCCAAGACGGGTCGGTCGGCTGGGGAGGGAACGCCGCGGCGTTCGCCGCCGCTACCGGCGGCGGCGACACCATCACCACCGGACGACAGACGGTCGCGGGCGGCTGGCAACAGCCGGTCGTTCTGCTTGTCCGCAACGCCGATGCAACCGCCACCGACGTCACGGTCGGCGGCGTCGTCCATTCGGCGCCGGCAACCACTGGGTTTTCGGTTATCCCGGTGCTCGTCGGCCAAGGCGGCGTGGTCGCCGTCACCTACTCGAAGGTGACGTCGCTGACGGTAGCCGCCGCCCGGCTCACCAGCCCGCTCGCCTGACCGGAAGGCTGACCGATGGCGTACGTCACGCTCCAAGAGTTCACCGCGTACGCCGGCTCCGCAATCGCCGCGAACCAGGTTCAATTGTCGATCGCTCTCACCGCAGCCGAACACGCGATCAACACACACTGTCAACGCACCTTCGACGTGGCGTCCGCAACATCGATCGTCCGGCTGTACGTGCCGACGACATCGACGGAGGTCCGCATCCACGACATCGTCGACGCGACAAACCTCGTCGTCACCGACGACGGTACAGCCGTCGCGCTCGCCGACTTGCAGCTCGTGCCGGTCAACAACCTGCTTGCCGACGGGACCGTCAGCCCGTACCACACAATTCGGCGGATCGCCGGTTCGTGGACGTGCGGTGGGCGTCAAGCGACGGTGTCGGTGACGTCGACCCGTTGGGGCTGGGCTGAGGTGCCGGCGAAGGTGAAGATGGCGACGTTGGTGTTGGCCAAAGATTTCGCGTCTCTGCGTGATACCAGGTTCGGGGTCGCTGGTTTCGGCGACTTCGGTGTTGTCCGGATGCGTATCGAGAACCCGCAGGTCCTCCAGCTGTTGCGCGGCCTCAACCATCCCCGCGCAGTGCTGGTCTCCTGATGGGGTTGAACCTGACGGCGATACGTGAAGCGCTCGCCGCCCAGATCACCGCCGGGTTGTCGCGTTACATCAACGGCTACCCGTATCCGAAGGGCAACTGAGTGCATCCCGCCGCGTACAGCTATGTTGCGGAGCGGGTCGCCGCTCTCAACCTTGACCGGGGCGACATTCTCGATTTGGGTGGCCGCGAGGTGAACGGCTCGATACGTGGCCTGTTTCCCCGTGCTGAACTGTTCGTGTCGGTCGACATCGAACCTCACCCGTCGGTTGACATTGTTGCGGACGCCGCCGACCTGGATTTGTCGGACCGGTTCGATGTGGTTGTGTCGACCGAATGCCTCGAGCACACCGAACGTGCCGCTGACATTGTGGCGGCGGCTCATCGTCATCTTGTGGCGGGCGGGTCATTCGTTGCGACGATGGCCGGGGTCGGTCGTGAACCTCACTCTGCGACGGGTGGCCCCGTCGGGTCCGAGTTTTATCGCAACGTCGCTGTGGTCGAGTTGGAGGAGTGGTTGCGGTCCGCCGGGTTCGCTGTGTGGTCGGTCGATGTGGACGGCACCGATCTGCGTTGTGTCGCGGTCAGGGGTGAGTGATGGATCTGGCAGCGGTCAGGGTGGCGCTCGCCGAACAGGTCGCGCAGTACACGGGCCGCGCCGTTCACGCCTACCCGTATCCGACCGGCGGCGCCTACGAGCTTCCGGCTGTTGTGGTGTGGCGTCGTGGTGGTGAAGGGGTCGACTATCACGTCGATCAAGGCACCGAATGCGACGCCCATTTCACGGTTCATGTGGTGGCGGCGTCTCGGGTTGTGTGGGAGGACGGGTTGCGGGTGTTGGACGAACTGCTGTCATCCGACGCCGGATTGCCACGGTCGGTTGTGGATGCGATCGAAACCGACCCGACTTTGGGTGGTGTTGTCGAGCAGGTCGTCATCGGCACCGCTGGTGACGAACTCTTTTTCAACGACGCCGACGGCAACATGATCGGGGTCGTGTCGTCGCTCCCTGTCGCTGTGTGGGCGGTGCGGACATGAAGGTGTTGGTTGTCCACCCCGGTATCTCGTTCAGCGTGGGCGATGTGTGCGCCGGACTGGTGAAAGGGCTACGTGCGAACGGCTGCGAAGTGGGCCTGTTGAACTTGCAGGACCGCATCGAGTTCTACACCCGTGCCCATGTCCTTGACGATGATGGCGGCTATACGAAAGCGTTCGACGAAGACGCCGCCCTCGGGATGGCAGCGAAAGGGATCGAAGTCGCCTGCTACGAATGGTGGCCCGACCTCATCATCATCGTGTCCGGATTCTTCATCCCTCCGACCACATGGGCTGTTCTCACGCAACGACCCCACCATGTTGTGTACTGGGCGACCGAATCCCCGTATGAGGATGACCGGCAGGCCCGTCCGGCCGAACTGGCTGACACCGTCGTCTTGAACGACCCCACCAACGTCGACCGGTTCCGCACCGTCCACAACCCGAACACCCACTACCTGCCCCACAGCTACGACCCCGACATTCATCATCCCGGCAAACGGCGTCCGTCGCTCACCTGCGATTTCGGGTTCTGCGGGACCGGGTTCCCGTCCCGTGTCGAGTTCTTCGAAGCGGTCGACTGGGCTGGTGTCGACGTCAAGTTGGGCGGCAACTGGATGAACCTCGAGGCCGGGTCGCCTCTGTTGCCGTTCCTGACCGATCCGGCCGGGGACTGCATGGACAACGTCCGCACCGCCGACCTGTACCGCTCCGCCCGGATCTCCGCCAACCTGTACCGCAAAGAACACTCTGAGGGCGGGCATTCGGATGGG